TGCCACCACTCACGTTTTAATAATGCACCTTCTTCTGCAGTTGGGTTTTGCATATACTGTGCATTCCATTTTGCAATACCAGCAGAAGCTTTTACTTTTTCTAATTCTTCTAACTTCCAATACTCTGGCCATACAGGATTTCCATTTGGCATGATCGCAGGAAACTCAATTACTTCCCATTGATCCGCTTTTGCTTCTTTAGCTCCAGCGTTTACAAGTTGTGCTGTTAAATCTTTTGTAGACCATCTTGTCATTACAACTACAATTGCTCCACCTGGTTGAAGCCTTTGTCTTGGTCCTGATGTATACCATTCATATGCATTATCAAATGCAGTAGGCGAATTTACATCTTGCTCAGAATGTGGATCGTCAATAATTAATAAATCAGCACCCCTCCCGGTCACCGCACCTTGGACACCAACTGCAAAGTATTCACCGCCACCGCTTGTTTCCCAACGTCCTGCAGCTTTAGAATCTTCTCTGAGTCTTGTACTAAATAATTCTTTATATTCTTCTGAGTCCATTAATGTTTTAGCTTTTCTACCAAAACGAATTGCAAGTTCTGCTGTGTGAGTAGCTTGAATAATTTTTAAATCAGGTCTGTTACCAATCATCCAAGCGGGTAAAAAATAAGAAGCAAATTCTGATTTAGTATGCCTAGGTGGCATATTGATAATTAATCTTTTACATTCTCCAGTTAAAATTTTATTAAATGCATTTGCAATTTCTGTATGATGTCTACCTTCAACAAATTCAGGCCAAGTGTATTTTACAAAAGATAAAAAATCAGAACGGTATTTAGATTGTGTAGATTTTTTTACCTTAGTTAAAATATCTAACTTTAATTGTCTTCTAACTTTCGGATCTGTAATTTTATTTATTTGTTCTAAACTAAGCATAATATTTAATTATGGTACCAAAAAGTATTTATCAGGAATCTCTGACTAAATCAAACACTATAGAACATATATTAGGTACCATATTCTAGAAATCTACCCCTCCCCCCTTTTAAAAAGTTCGACTTTTGGTTTTGGTCTGGTACCTCTATCGTTATATATATTCTTAGGGTGGGGCCCGCCCACATGCACTCCCCATGACCTGCGACACTTTGTCGCACCCTGCACTACTAGGGTGCGACGTTATGACATATTGACTAGCCCATGCAACCTATACAGTAGCCTTCACCTTTAAAAGATTTAGACCACTGATCTGGTTTCACGGCTTGACTACACCCACGACAAGTGTTCGTTTGTCGGCACCACTCGTGTGCCTTGGTTCGGGCTTCTTTTTTAGAGAAGCCCTGACCAATAAACTCTTCTTTCTTTTGCTCGACTAAAATGCCCATTATAATAAACTCCATTTATTATTTTCATAATAGTACAATTTAGTATGACCACTATCCGCCATCATTTTATCTAATGGCGGAAAGTCAATTCCATCTTTTGAGTAATAATAACCCTCAGTTTTATCAAGGTCATCATCATCAACAGTATAGAATTTAGTACCATTCTTTTTAATAAACTCTTTAGCTTCTTTGATCTCATCTTCATTGAAGCCATTTTCATTCATTAAATAAGGTCTTCCAATTAATTTAGAATTAAAAGCATCTTTGAAAAAATAAATGTATTCAAAGTCTTCTAATATTCTTTTCATTATTGTACCTCGGGAAATGGTAGTTCTAATTGACTGTAATTGAAATCTTGATCTTGAACAACTGAACGCGGTTCATTGATCGTTTCAAACATTACAATATTAAATTGCTCATCATCTTTTTTTAAAACCTCGTGAGCATCTTTTTTCTTTTTAATCTCATTAACATCTTGAGATTGTTCTACAACAGAAAAAGTATCTGTGAAGATTTTACTGTCGTAGCTTGTTCTTTTTATTAGTAAGTATGTCATTTTATTCCTTTCTGTTATGGGACATTATTAACATAATATCCCATAACCTGTCAAGTGATTAGTTTTCTTTTTTTAAGTTAGGTAAAGCGTTCAATTCAGTATCCCACCTTAACCCTATTTTTTTACTTACATTATCTAATGCAATAGCCAAAGTATCAGGTGTTCCACTTTCCATAACAGTATCAATCGCTTTTTCTTTTAGCTCTTTTAACTGTCTTAACCTTGCACCTTCTGGTCTTCGTTCTATTTCTTTTTCAGCTTGATTTGAAGCCCAATCTCTTAATTGATGTTCACAATCAGATAAAGACAACTTCTCATCTCTATAACTATTACCTTTATTTCTAAAAGAATAATTAAGTTCAGCGTCTGCAGGTTTTTTCTTTTCAAAAAAAGTTAGCGCCGTTGCTCTAGCTTCTTCTAACATTTTTTCAGCTTGTCTAAATTTATTGATAATTTTATCAGCACCAATTTTTTTAGACAATTTTGCAACAGCAACATCAGTCGCTTTTGCTTTAAACTGTTTTACTAACAGTTCTTGATCTTCAATCAATGGATCAAATTGTCTTCTTACTTTTCTTTCAAAATGATCTAATTGATATTTTGTCATTGTTTTTGCCATAACTTTTTTCCTCCGTGTTGTTAAGTTATGAGATCAAATTACTACGCTAGCGTTCCAATTAACATTTGACAAATTGTCGCAGTTTTATTTTTTTTTTAAAATGGGTGGGGCCCGCCCACATGCACTCCTCACAGAAATGGGTGGGGCCCGCCCACAAGCTCTCCTCTTGGGTGCGACACTTTGCGCATTGATCCAGAAATTGACTGTGTTATTGTGGGTTAGAAATTAAGTTCATTATACCTCTAATTTCGATTGACCTCGTTGGTGGTTTCCGGTCGGTAAACTTGTCAACCACCCTCGATCTAGGCTGAGAGATCCTAGAAGGTGAAAGCGAGTTGTGTAGATCAATAATACTAGTTGCGATCGAGAGCTCGCCCGATCCCTGGTTGGTGAGATTGTTATGCCTAGGCCGCGCAAGTGTCTTTTTCCACCAACCTGGGATCGGAGTTCCGATCGGGCAATGCGCCCGGGCATGGAACCTGCAGTCAATTCCACCGTTAAAATGCTGGGGACGGGGTGGGCACCCAGGGCTGCAGGCTAAGCCTTTTTTTGGGTGGGGCCCGCCCACAAGCTCTTCTCTAACCTGCGACACTTTGCGCAATGTTCACGGCTCGCGGATCTGTTAAAACTTAATCATGAATAAAAAAGAATTAAAAGCGGTTACGGGCTCTTTTTCTAAGCCGTCTAAGATGCCTGGATATTCTTACGGCCTGCCCGCGTGGGAGTGTAAAACGGGCTCAAAACTTGCTTTAATTCCTGGCACTGTCTGTCATGGTTGTTATGCTAAGCGTGGTTTTTATTCTATGTATAAAGGCGTAAAGGCTGCGCAATATACCCGTTTAAAATCTATTAATAAGCCTTTATGGGTTCGAGCGATGGCCGCTCAAATTAATTCTTTTAAGTGTAAAGAATTCCGTTGGCACGATGCGGGAGATATTCAAAGCGTTAAACATTTATTGAAAATTTTTAAAGTTGTTAAGTTAACGCCAGGCGTTAGGCATTGGATGCCTACTAAGGAGGCGCAATTTTTAAAGATGGTACCAGCGGCGCGGGTTCCTAAAAATTTGATAATAAGATTATCAGGAACCAACGTCGACGGCGGTGCGGGCAAGTTTTGGAAGTGGACAAGCACGGTCACAACCAACCCTAAGAAGGCAACATGTCCAGCGCCAACTCAGGGCGGCAAATGTCTTGACTGTAGAAAATGCTGGAGCCGTAAAATCAAAAATATAGTTTACTTAAAACACTAACCACGGAAGGAAATATGACAAAAAAATATAGAGTAACTTTAGAAGTTGATAGCGAATGGATCAAAAATTTTGATTTAAGTTTTGACGCTGACAGTGAACAAGAGGCCGAGGCTCAAGCCTTGACTGAAGTTAAAATGAATTTAAGTGATTATATTACTGCTTATGCTGAAGAGGTTGAAGAAGCAACAAGCGATGACAAGGCGAAAGCACACAAGTAGCGCGAAGCGCTTCTTGGGTGGGGCCCGCCCACACGCACGCACCATGGATAATAGGATAAAGGAACAGGCGACAAGCCACAAGCCACAAGCGGTAAGGAACAAGCGGAGAGAGAGAGAGAGAGATATTGGGCGGGGCCCGCCCACAAGCGCGTTGCGCGGTTATGTCACATTGACAAGATATTCTTGAACCTTGGTCCATGACTCGGCGACCGGGGTTACCGGTTCACGCTCAATGATGCGTAGTATTTCTTTCCCCTCATAAAGTTTTATGGACAAAGGATCGAGGGCCTTTGCCAAGATAAAAGTATTGCTTGGATGTTTCATGTGAAACGCAATTTGGTGTGGTGAGAAGGTCAACTTCTTACGTTTCTCTACCTTCAATTCAATAGTAAAAAACTTTCCTTTTTTATTGTAACACAATAGATCTGGTACACCTGCAGAGGCCCAACTTTCTAGTCTTGTAAAGGATATTTGAGTAATATTCTTTTTAACTTCTTGCCAAAATTTAGACTCATCTTTGGCCATATATTCACCGTAAGTGTTGAGGTTATAATTTTCTTATTACTTTACCCATTCGAGCTTTTTCAGGCTCAACAGTAAGTAAAATTCTATGAGTCTCTCTTGCTCCAAGTAATTTATTTTCTACTAACTTAGCACCTGTGATATCGTAGAATTGACCATTGGGTAATATTACTTGAACTCTTGCTTCACCACCAACTGGTGACTTAATAAATTTATCTAATACTTGTCTGAATAATTTTCCTGAAATCATAATATTTTTTTACGAAGGGGGCCCAGTATCCAGTCAGTCTCCCGACTTTCGTAAACCAACCCCCACCGCAATGCAATAAAAATAACGCAGCTAAATGAAACCAGTTTGATTTAACTGCTAAACTCACGGAGGTAAGTTCTGTTTGACTTCTACATGATCTTACTGTAATAGTCAATAGAACTAACTGCGACAGAACGCCACATGGGATTACCTAAACAATTAACACCAAAACAAATTAAATTCGCTCAAGAATTAGTTTATAATGAAGGTAGAAAAACAGCTACACAATGCGCTATTGATGCAGCTTATTCTTCAGACAGAGCTCATGTAACGGCATCAGAATTACAAAACCCAAAATTATACCCATTAGTTGCACAATACATTGGACAACTTAGAGATGAGATTAGAAAAAAATACGATATTGATTTTGATTCACACCTGGCCCAACTGGGTGATATGAGAAATAAAGCTCTGGATAATAAAGCCTGGACTGCAGCAATCAATGCTGAAGTTGCTAGAGGTAAA